CTTGGTCGGCCAGCTTGCTCAGACGGTCCATGATTTTACGACGCTCGTACCGTTCAGGCGTCATACCTGCGTCTTCGCTGTCTACCGTCGCTGTTTCGGGGTCGTCCACTGTGAAGGTCCACAAGTCAACGCTCAAAGCGCGTAGTTCTGCCTCGATGCTCGCAAGCGTGGTTTTGTTTGGGTTCATGCTGCCTCCTGTTTTTCCATAGTACCATCGAATCGCACTGTTTAGAAGTCAGTGCGTCCGATAGTTGCGTTTTTGATCGTGTTCTCTACAGGTTGCCGTGTACGAACAATTCGCGGTTTTTGATAAGTACGGCAGCAAGTTCACAAAGCGCCACAAAACCACTATCGTCTGCCTCGAGTGTTTCATTACGTTCTTCTGCTTCGAACTTTGTGTTCACGATTGCATTGACTTCTTCAATGTCGATCAATTCATTGTCCATCGCAAATTCAACCACTTCGCAAGGAGTGATCGGATCGACCAAATAGCTATCGATAGCATTCAGATCGTCAATAACTGCAATCAACTTGCTGATGATGGTGAGATTGTATTTGGTTGTCATGCTGCCTCCTGTTCTGATCGGAGAGTGTTTTTTTGATCTCCTTTCATACTATAAAGTAGCATCATTTTGCACCGTTTACAAGTCTAACGCCTACGATTTCAGACGTTGTTTGATCTAAATCAACAGTTGCGATCGCTTGTTTTTTCAGCGTTTCGCATAGCCGTCAACAGCCCATCCTTGACCGTTCAGTTTGAACGTCGTGCGCGCAACTTGTCGATCCATAGTTTCGCTTTTGCACTTGCAGCAAGCCGGAGCTGGTTCGGTGTACTTTTGCAAGACCTCGATCTGATGATCACAGTGTCGGCATTTGAACACATACAACGGCATTATCGCTCTTTTTCTTCTATTAAACGCGCAAGATCCCGCTTCAGTTGTTCGTCGCGTTTCGACTCGATTATGGTGTCGAGTTTTGCGTTTTGGTCAGACAACTGATTCGCAATCGCCCCGGCCAAGTTTTCGCTTTTTGCCATGACCCGATCCAGCCGCTTTTGGCCGATCCAGTTGGACACTAACAAATACCCGCAAAATAGACCCATGGCACCGTACTCGAGGAGCGCAACAATGAAGCTGGACGTTGTATCGGCTACAAGTTCGGGTTCCATTACGTCGAATCCTCGATCAATGTCAAAGTAAATCGATTTCCATAAAGTTCTGCCGATTTGCGGCATAGCGCCATGAACGCACTGAAGTCAGGATCGGCCGTTTTAAATACAACGCAACCTCCGCTCCAGCGGTCAACGCGCTCGCTCGAAGTAGCAGAAGATCGATGAATGTTGATGCCAAAAAAACCGCGCTCGATCGGTACGCCGGGTCCATTGTCAAGCGTTGCATCGCGATCGTTGTCGCGCCATACGGCAACTTTTGATCCAGTTTGAACAAGCGCGTCGTATCCTTTGTGTCGTCCGATCCTATGCGAGCCTCTATACTGGCCAGGAACAAGTTGCGCGCATCCGCGCGCGTTCATCGGATTTTGTCGATAGTATTTGCCAGGATCACAAGTGCCTTCCCATGTGCGCGTGACCCATCCGTCGTCGTCTTTGTAAACCAAACAGATTCGGTCGTTGAATGTGTTGCTGTGATCGTGCGGTGTACGGATCGCGACGATGTTCAGATTGTATTTCCCGCGCGTGAAAACAGAATGTCCCGCCGCTTCTACAGCTTGCAAAACCAGCGGAAGTTCTGTCATCAGGGACAGTCCGCATCAACAGCAACACAAATCGCCGCTTGTGTAGTCATGATTTGCCGTATATCCATCGCCGCCGCGTCTTGCTTCACTTCCAGCTTGTCAACGCGGCTCTCTACGTTGTTCAACGATACCCATCCACCGCCGGCAAGAAACACGACCGACAGTCCCCATACGATTAGCTTTGTGTCCATTTTGGTCATTTTCTGCCTCCGGTCGTGTTCTGTATATTCCAACTCGTCCAACTTACAACTCCGACAAGCGCTACGATCTCGAAACGACCGATCCATCTTTGCGCTTTTGGTGTTTTGTACCATGGGACAATTGCATTTTGACTTTGTAGTTTGTTTTTGTAGTGCTCGATTTCGTCGTTTGCTTTTTTGATTTCGAGTTGGTGTATTTTATCAGCCGCGTCTGCATACTTTTCCATAGCTAATAAATAGGCGAGAGAGCTGGTCGGCTCTGCCACTGCGTCACACGAAACAACGCCGTCCACGATCAAATCGATCGGCGGTTTTTCGCCTTTTATCAATACGGTCGACCGCGCACATTCGTTTGGCACTGGCAATAGTGGGGAAGGCTTCACCAATACCGGCGCGGCCGAGGATAACCCTACGAGCAAAAACGCAATCAACGTCTATCTCTGGCAGTGTTCGCAGCGGCAGCGATTGCCGCAGTAGCGTCTTCACCTTGAAAGTCATCCCAAAAAGCGTCCAGATCGCTTTGAGCCTCATTCGCTATAGCTTCGATCTCCGCTTCTACTTTTGTCGATTTTGGCGGCAGATTTGCGCGTGCTTTTGTTCGTCGTAGTTGGTCCAGCAAGAACGCAACAACGGCAACAAGGCACGCAACAAACCATCCGGCCGCTTCAGCCATTCTTTGCGTCACTTTTCGCCGCAAGCGCATCGACCGCTCCTTGCGAGAACAAATAAGAAATGATCACAGCCGTCGACGCTTGAACGGCATCCCATAACTGAATCTCGTCCGACAAGTAGGAACACACGATCGGAGCGATCGCCCCAATAAACGCTCCCCAAAACTTACGGCTGGACAGTTTGACCTTGATTTCATTCATAGCTTTTTTCCTTCTGGTTTTGCACTAAGCGGAAGATCCTTCCCCGGGCACGTAAGACGGCGCGAGACCGTCTGGAGCGTGATTGATTCTATACCAGACCTTCCACGTTGTATCCGTGTCAGCGATGCCGCTTTTTGCGCTTTTGAAAGTCGGCGCGAAAAATAGATACACAGGATCGGTCCCTACGAATTCATGTGTTTGTGCGGACGGAGCTGTAGTGTTCAAGATTTGATTGC